CAAAGACATATGGGTAGATATAGCCACAAGTTGGACAGATAAACAAAAGAATGAATTTGTTATAAAAGACAATAATCACTCAGGGGAATGGGACTGGGATATACTTGCTAATAACTGGAGTACCTTAGAGCTTCAAGACTGGGGACTGGATGTGTGGAAAGGTGCAGAAGAAAGTGAGTTTTTTGATGTTGAAGATGTTGAAAATAATGAAAACAAACCAAAAGCAAGTGATGACAATTACAGTGTATTTGAAATGATAATGCTTCACGAAGACAAAATATTTTTATTAAATGTTTTAAATAATATAAAAAAAGAATTAGATTTAAAAACAACAGCTGATGCTTTATCACACTTAGCTAAAAACCATAAAACAAAATGAAAGAAAACAATGCATTTATTAGCTTTGAAAATGACAAAGCAGGATTAATATTTGATGACAGTAATGATTCAGTATATCCTATTAAGTATTATAACGTAATAAACAGTAAAGGTTTTGAGCCTAAAGAAGAATGCTCTTATTATGGTTATTGTTATGAGGGGTCAACTCAATTATTTCAAAATGACCGCAGTACAATGTCAATTTATGAGGGTATGTATTTTTCAAGTTCAAAACTTAAAAATGATTATGAAATTAATCCAATATTTTTTAGTCCTAATGATTTTAAAATGATTATAATTGAAGTATATCATAATAAAGGAATATATCCTAAAACTAAATACAAAGCAATGAACTTAGTAGGTGGACCAATTGAAGAAGAAGGTCGCTTAAAATACATTGATGGCTGTACAGATTCCTTATTAATACCGCCAGTTAAATTAGGTGACCCTTGCTTTAATCATTTACACTTCCCTAGTAATATAGACCAAACATCACACACCCACCCATCACACAGAATAGGAATAGTAGCTAAAGGAAATGGCGAATGTCTTACACCTTTTGGCAACCTACCGTTAACTGAAGGAATGATATTTGTTATAAAAAAATGGGACGGCAATACAGAAAACAAAGGCTTAGACGGCAAGATGTATCCTAATGGAACACACAGTTTTAAAACACCTAAAGATACAGGTATGGATGTCATTGCTTTTCACCCAGATTCAGACTTTGGAGCAACTGATGTAAACCACCCTATGATTAATAGAACAATTGTAGACGGTGTGTCCGCTAATTCTTTAGACCATATAAGAACTCAGTAATGTCAAGAGCCAGAAAAAAAGAATATATTGAAGCTAATGTTTATGAAGAATCACTAAATAGAATAAGGTATTTATTTGATGCATTTGATAATATTGTAGTTAATTTTTCAGCTGGCAAGGATAGCACCGTTGTATTAAACCTAGCATTAATAGTATCAAAAGAAAAAAACAAAAGAATTACAGTCAACTTTTTTGATGAAGAAGCTATACATCCACCTACTATAGAATACGCTAGACGAGTAAGCAAAAACAAAGCAATTGATTTTAAATGGTATTGCTTAGAATTTAAACATAGAAACGCTTGTTCAAATGAAGAACCGTTCTGGTATTGCTGGGATGTAAATAAGAAAGATTTATGGGTGCGTGAATTACCAAAAGAAGCAATCACTAAACATCCTAAGTTTATAAAAGAAATGAGCTTTCAAGAGTTTAGTTCTTTGATGCCTAATAAGGTTGACGGTCTTACTGCTATACTAACTGGCGTAAGGACACAAGAAAGCTTCAGACGAATGAAAGCAGTATCAACAAAAAAGAATGACAACTATATTGCAAGGGACGGTCACGTTTCACATTGTCACCCAATATATGACTGGTCTAGTGAAGATGTATGGCTAGCAGTACACAAGTTTAAATGGGATTACAATACAACATATGACGTATTTAATCAAACAAGATTATACAATAAGTTTCTAGGTCAAAGAGTATGCCCACCTTTTGGAGAAGAACCACTTAGAGGTCTTTGGATTTATGCTGAATCATTTCCTGAAATGTGGGAGAAAATGTTATTTAGAGTTAAGGGTGTGGCTACTGCGTGGAGGTATGCAAATACAGAACTGTATGGTATTGGTAAAAAAGTAAAGCCAGAAAATTTAACTTATAGAAAATGGGCTGAAGTAATACTTGAAAGTTATGATACAGTAGAAGTCAATGAAGTTAAAAAGAATTTAAACACTTTAATAAAAAGACATTACGATAAAACGAATGACGAAATACCAGACGAGGAAGTACATCCATTAACTGGGACATCTTGGTCTTTTATTTGTAAGATATGTATTAAGGGAGATTTTAAAGGTCGTACAGGACCAGCCTTAGAAGGCAATGCAATAAACGCACAAAAAAAACTAGGGATACATTCTTTTGATGAAGCAGTAAAAATATACGGTAGACCAGAATATCAAAATAAAAGATTTAACAGAAAATAATATGAAGCAACCTTTAGATAAAATTACTTGGATTGAACGTGATAAATTAAAACCAAATAATTATAATCCTAACAAAGTAGCACCGCCTGAATTAAAGCTATTAAAAATATCAATACTAGAAGACGGCTGGACACAGCCTATTGTTGTTAATCCTGATTATACAATAGTTGACGGTTTTCATAGGTGGACTGTTTCCGGACATAAAGAAATAAGCGTTCTAACGGAAGGAAAAGTTCCTATCGTTATGGTTAGTACAAAAGACCACTCACAGCAACAGATGGCTACTATACGTCATAATCGTGCTAGGGGAACACACGGTGTCTTAGCAATGAGCGATATAATAACACAAATGGTCAAAGACGGTGTAACTGGCAAAGACATTATTAAAAGACTAGGAATGGAAAAAGAAGAAGTAGTACGTTTATTATTTAGATCTGGCATTCCAAAAAGTGATGTATTTAAAGATTCTGAATTCAGTAAAGCGTGGCAACCTAAATAAAAATAATTATGACAAAATCTGACATACTAAAAAGTAGTTTACTAAAAGCACTTGAAAAAGCTCTAGGCGTAGTCACAACGGCTTGTTTAAATTCAGGCTGCAGTAGGGAAACCTTTTATAAATATTGTAAAGATGACGCAGCATTTAAAGCCAAAGTAGATGACATTTCTAATATAGCTATAGACTTTGTGGAAAGTCAACTGCATAAACAAATACAAGGCGGCTCTACAGCAGCAACTATATTCTATTTAAAAACAAAAGCTAAACATCGTGGTTATGTTGAAAGGCAAGAAATAACAGGTGCAGAAGGAATGCCTACTAACTTTCAAATAGAAATAATTGGATCAAGTAAAAATAAAGACTAATATTGTTTATGACCACCTAATAAACTCTGATAAAAAAATAGTAGTTGAACAAGGCGGAACAAGGTCAGGCAAAACCTATAATATAATCTTATGGATAATATTTGAGTATTGCACTAATAACAGAAATAAGGTAATTACTATTTGCCGTAAGTCATTCCCTAGTTTAAGAGCAACTGTCCTAAGAGATTTTATAGGTATACTACAATCCTATAAAATGTATAAAGAACACCACCACAATAAATCAAATAGTGAATATCACTTGTATGATAACCTTATAGAGTTTATATCTTTAGACCAACCACAAAAAATAAGAGGTCGTAAAAGGGATTTACTTTTCATAAACGAAGGTAATGAGTTATATTTCGAGGATTGGCAGCAGCTTATATTTAGAACACAAGACCGCATAGTAATTGATTACAACCCTTCAGACGAATATCATTGGATTTATGACAAGGTAATAACTAGGGATGACTGTGACTTTTTTAAAACTACATACATTGATAATCCATTTGTTGAAAAATCAATAATAAAAGAAATAGAAAGGTTAAAAGATACAGACGAGCAATACTGGCAGATATACGGCTTAGGTGAAAGGGCAGCTAGCAGAAGCACTGTATTTAGATATGCAGAAGTAAATAAAATTCCTGAAGATGCAAACCTAATTTCATACGGAATGGATTTCGGTTATACAAATGACCCAACAGTGTTATGTTCTGTTTATACTTTAGATCATAACTTGTATATAAAAGAACACCTCTACAAGACGCAAATGACTACCAATGATATAAATGTATTCTTAAAAGAAGAAAAGCTGTTAAACAAGCCTATATACGCTGACAGCGCAGAGCCACGTCTAATAAGTGAATTGCGTAAAATGGGTCACAATATATTCTCAAGTATAAAAGGCAGGGATTCAGTAAACGCTGGTATTGATTTATTAAAGCGTTATAAGATTAATATATTATCAACTTCATTAAACACTATAGCTGAATTTAGAAACTATAAATGGAAAGAAGACAAAGCTGGGATGCTTACCAACACTCCGGAAGACAAACACAATCACGTTATTGACTCAGCGAGATACGCTGCTTACTCAATTTTATCCTCTCCCAACTTCGGTAGATATACTATTCATTAAAAAAAACAAAAATAAGTTGTTAAATATTTTGTGTATAACTAAATAAGTACTATATTAGCATTATAATTAAAACAAACAATATGAAAAATACAAAAAAATTAAATGATTTACAAAGAGCAATTAAATTTTTAAAAAAGGACAAAGAAATGGGTGGAGATTCAAATCTTTATAGACTTAAAAGACAATTAGATGTGACAGAAGAATATGCAGAAAGTTTAATACATTCTTTATATGAAACTGGAAGAATAAAAAAAGAAACTAAAAAGGGTGGCGATGGATGGAATACTTCTTATGACATTGAAACAATAAATTTTATATCATAATAACAATGGGAGTGTAACAGCTCCCTTTTAAAAACAAACAAAATGAAAAACAATACTTACTTAAACAACAGAATCGACAACGTAACAAACTTATTTATAGTATTAGATGATGTAACCCTTAACACTATGAAAGGTAAAAACAATAAGACTGCAAAATTTGCTACACACGATGCGGCTAATTGGGCAGCAGCAGGAAAGTTAACTTTATGGACAGTTATACAAGTAGCTTTTGTAGATAAATTTATTCAACACACAATTTAAAA